AACAAAAAAAGTAAATAGAATGAATTGTAGCCCGGCGGTCGAAGGGAAAACAATTCGTGCAGATAGCTGTCTAACACCCGAAATCTTGTATAAAATAAAACGCGCATATAATAACGATCATTTATCCGAACAAATTACAACTACAAACCCATATGAAATATGGATTGAGCTTAAGAATCGGTTAACCCTTTGCAATAAAGAAGATTGCTGGTTGAAACAAATTGACGATATTCAAGTTCGCGAAAATATTTATACGCATATTTTTGCTCCAAAACAGCCGCCTGAATGGAAAGACGATAAAAACGCTTGGCTTACTAATTTTGATATTATGGATGTTCTCGAGCAATATGAAGAAAAGTATACAAATTTTAAATTGATTGGAACCACGTTTATTGACTTTGATTCTAAGATGCAAAACACGAATCATTGTGTAGAAGAAAAATTATGCAAATTTTCATTAAAAAAACACATTGATAATAATATTACAAAAATAGGAATTGTATTTAATTTAGATGAACATACGGAAAATGGTTCTCATTGGGTATCCATGTTTATTGATATTAAGGAACAATTCATTTTTTATTTTGACAGTGCTGCGAACAAAACACCGAATGAAATGAAACGTTTAGTAAAACGTGTTATGGACCAAGGAAAAAAATTAAAGAAACCGATCTATTTTAAATATTACGAAAATTACCCACTAGAACATCAAATGGGAAATACCGAATGTGGGATGTATAGTTTATTTTTCACAATTACAATGCTTACTGGCGAAACGGATGATATTAAATTTAAGAATACGCGTGAAAAAATCGATTTTTTCAAAAAACATAGAATACCAGATAAACATGTTGAAGAATTAAGGAGTCGTTATTTTAACCCTTAATTTCATGATATTTACCTTCTTCACCACACATATGATCGTATGATCTTGATATAGAACAATAAATATATGGTTTACTCTTATTTCTTCCATTCACTAAATAGCGTGTGTATTCTTCGCTTGTAAACAACGAACATTTACCAAATTCACTAAAAGTAAAAAAGAAATCTTTTGTATAATACTTACACTCAATGCATATTTTTGGTTTAATTTTGTGTTTCAAAATTGGCGATACAGTATCGATAATTTTAACAAAATTCTTCATTTTTATTATATTAAATATATTTTTATATAATTATATACAAATTATATGAAAGACAGATTATTTATTGGTATTGTTGGATCGGCATTTGAAATGTTAAAAAGTGTAATAATAGATTGAACAAATTAGAAGAGAAAATAGGAAAATAATTTATTTATAATTATATATAATGAAAACAACAAATAAAAATAGAAAATATAAAAAAAATACAAATAAACGTAGGAGGAGGAGGACTATTAAAAAAACGAAGGGTGGCGATAAACTTCAAATAATAGTATACCCTTCTGAAGTATTAAAACAAGATAAAAAACCTGTATTATTATATGACTTAAAAACGATTAAGGATTTTCCAGAAAACATGTATGATACAATAATAGTTGAACCATATCGTAGTGTTGAAGAAGAATTATATAGATTAAATTTGGGAATAAATGATAAAAAATATTTTGAAGAATATCCATTAATTGTTGGAAAACATGATATTACAGAATTTGAAATAAGCCATCCTTCTTCTAGTACAGCAGTATAATATTATATTAAATTTTCTAATAAAGTAATAAATATATTTACATTATTTGTTTTCTATTTATAAGATATAAAACAAATGTCATTTTTTGATAAAAAAGAAACTAAGCCAGAATTACAATATAACTATTATAATGTTTTAACAAAAAAAATAAATAAAAATGAGTTGTCTTTTGTAGGAAAACCGAACAATCCGAATTTGATAATTAGTAATGGATCACATGATACAAAATATACATCAACCAAATTATATTTGTTTAGTAAAACTAATTCAATTTCAAATAAATATATTGACAAAAATTCATTGTTTGGATTTGGTTCCGGAATTACTTCTGAGTTTGATGCAGAATTAATAGTTGAAAATAATTCAATTACAAATTCAAAATCAAATAATAAGGTTTTGTTGTGTTTTTTATTAAAATCCAATACAAATTCATATCCAAATATCATTGATAAAATAATGGAATCGAATGTAAATACAAATTTAGAAATAGAATTAAATGATATAGTTCCAGAAAATAATGACTATATTTATCATGAACCAAATAATGAATTTGGTCCGAAATTAAATAGCTGTACTATTATTATATTTAAAAACCCAATTTCATGTAAATCGAATTTCGAGATATTACAAAATATATCCAATCCATTTTATTCAAACGCTTATATAGAAAATATGATAGGTGAAATAAATATAATAGAAGGACTTACCGGTCCTACTGGTCCTACAGGTAGTTCTACTGGTCCTACTGGTGCTACTGGTCCTACTGGTCCTACTGGTTCTACTGGTCCTCCACTTGATAATGGTAATATCTTACTTGATAATGGTGATTATCTAGAGTGTTCGGTAGCTACAATTGAAGGTGATACTATTGCTTCTTATGATGTCGCATTAAATCAACAAGTACCACAAAAATACATTACACAATTTACAACCGCAATATATTTAGTATCGACGTTTTTGGTGCTTATCGTAAGTTTTTTTATTGTACCACCAGCATATTCATTGATGTTTAAAAATTTAAAAAACGCAAAACAAGTAGTAGGTTTGGAATTGATAATTCGTTCAATTATTTATTTGGTTGCGTATATTTTGTTTTTTGTAGGCATTGGACAATATAATAAACAAGATACCACCGCATATGGATACATTGGTTATTCTATAAATATAATACTATTTTTAATAATAAGTATCTTGATTATTGAATTTAAAAAAATAACTGATGGTAATTTGTTAGAAGTTAGTATATATGATATACAAGATTATGAAAAAAAATATAGTATTTATATTGTTAATCTTTTCACAATTATATTTCCATTGGTTGGAATTGGATATGGCGTATTTGTATTTTTAACCAAGACAACCTAAATTATAGATGCTCCGTGAGCATCTTCGGCTACAGGTTTAAATGAGGTCATTACATATCCAGCTGGTTCACTTTTACCAAGTGGGGCCATTTGTTCTACTACATCTTCTTCCAAAGTTCGCTCTTTAGGTGGATTCATTGCTTTGATTTCTGCGTCAATTTTAGGTTGGGTTGGAGTGTATTGAGCTAATACTACTTTGCCAGTTATCAGAGAACTTCTGCGAATAACTTCATATGCTACAAAAATAGATAAAATACCTAAAATTGGATGAGTATATAAAAACATATATACAGCAAGGACAAAAATTACAACCATACCAACAGGCGAACTAATTAACTCGGCCAAAAATGCGGGAGTTTTAACTTGAAAAACTAAATAAAATACGAATAAAATAAATAGAATTACTTCTAAAGGGGACGCATTTAATTTTAGTTGCATGAGTACAATATATTGTATCTAAAGAAAATAAGTTATTTTTTATATTTGAAATATATAATGAAATTTATATTTCAAATATATATACTATGAATGGAGAACCAGATAAACCACGGAGAACTTACAAAAAAAGGGTAAAAATTGATTTTCCGGATAATTCGACAAAAGAAGTGAAACCACGGAGAACTTATAAGAAAAAACAACCAATTAAAAAGGAAATGATACAAGAAACCATGTTAAGTAAACCATCATCTAATTCCCCGCTACCTAGGCTTAATGAAAAATTCGCTGAATTAATGACAGTATTGTCTTATGTAATGAGAACACGAAAAGACTTTATGCGAATGAAGGCATATGATAATGCACGCGATACTATAAGTAATTTTATAGGCGATATAACAACACCAGAACAATTGAAAGGTCAAAAGGGTATTGGTAGTGCAATCTATAGTAAATTAATAGATTATGAAAAAACGGGAACGTTGCGTGTATTAGAAGAGGAAAAGGAACTAATAACAAAAAAGAAGGCGATGGATGTCTTCAAATATATTTACGGGGTAGGTGAAAAAAAAGCAGAGGAATTGATAGAAAAAGGTATAACCACATTATCTGAATTAGAAAATCGTAAATCAGAACTTCTCAATGATAAACAAATTATTGGATTAAAGTATTATAACGATATTCTACAACGTATTCCTCGTTCTGAAATAGAAGATTATAAAAAGGTGTTTGAGAACGTCTTTCCTAAAAACGACGAAAACGCAAAATTCGAAATTGTCGGTAGTTATCGAAGAGGATTATCCAGTTCTGGCGATATCGATGTAATCATTACATCGAATGATCCAAGTGTTTTTCAAGCATTTATTGATAAACTGATAGAAAAGGGTGTTATATTGGAAGTTCTCTCGAGGGGAAATTCAAAATGCTTGGTTATCGCTAAATTATCGGGTACAGAATATGCTCGACGAATAGACTTTTTATATACAACTCCCGAAGAATTCCCGTTTTCCATATTGTATTTCACTGGCAGTAAAGGATTCAATACAACGATGAGAGAACATGCACTTTCAATGAAATATACATTAAATGAGCATGGTTTATCTGTTATGGAAGGAAAAAAGAAAGGAGGGTTAGTAGACCAAAAATTTACAGATGAAAAATCGATATTCGACTTTTTGGGATTAGAATACAAGAAACCAGAAGAACGAATTGATGGTCGTGATATAATTCTAAAAAAATCGGAAGAAACTGAACTCATCAAAGAACCCAGTTTTCCAATTAAGATTCGAAAAACCGTGAAAAAAAGAATAGTTATAAAACCCCCGCTCGAAAATGAACGCATTGATACAACAACAGTATGCAAAAATATATCAAATCCGACTGTTTTCAATTTGGTAGAATCATTCAAAAAAGATGGTATCAAAGTACTGGAATCTCTTTCGGAAAAACAATTAAGTGAAATGGTCGATGCAGCAAATAACGCATTTCATTGTGAAGGCAAACCAATTATGTTAGACAACGAATATGATATTTTGTATGAATTCACACAAAAAAAGTACCCTAAAAACAATGTTCTCCAAAATGTCGGAGGAATCGTAGAAAAGAATAAAGTGAAACTGCCTTATGAGATGGCATCGATGGATAAAATAAAACCGGATGCTGGAATTTTACCAAATTGGATGAAAAAATATACGGGGCCATATACATTGTCTTGTAAATTAGATGGAGTAAGTGGATTGTATTCAACGGAAGGAGATACCCCGAAATTGTATACTCGCGGAGATGGTAAAGTAGGTCAAGATATTAGTCATATGATACCGTATTTGAGATTACCAAAAGATAAAAATATTGTAATCCGCGGAGAATTTATAATACCGAAACAGATATTTAAGATTAAATATGAAGAAAAATTTGCGAATCCGCGTAATTTAGTAGCAGGCATTGTTAATCAAAAAACAGTCGGCGAAAAGGTAGAAGACATCCATTTTGTAGCCTACGAAGTAATTGTTCCAGAGAATTTAACCCCTTCTCAGCAAATGGAACGATTATCCAAAATGGATATAGAAGTTGTACAAAATATGACACTGCCTTCAATTAGTAATGAATCTTTGTCGGAAGTTCTCCAAGATTGGCGTAAAACGTATTTATACGAAATAGACGGTGTAATTGTTATAGACGATAAAGTATATCCCCGTGCATCTGGAAATCCAAAACACGCATTTGCATTTAAAATGGTATTATCCGATCAAGTAGCCGAAGCTCATGTAGTAGATGTTATATGGACAGCATCCAAAGACGGTTATTTGAAACCTAGAGTTCAGATATTACCAATAAAATTAGGAGGTGTTACGATTCAATATGCTACAGGATTCAATGCTGCATTCATAAGTGAAAATAAAATAGGAATTGGAGCAATTATTCAATTGATACGAAGTGGAGATGTTATACCGTATATTAAATCAGTAATTACACCTGCGAGAGAACCGAAAATGCCGGATGTAGAATATGTATGGAATGATACACATATCGATATTCTATTAAAAGATCTATCACAAGATGAAACGGTTTTGGAAAAAAACATTGCTGGGTTTTTCAAAGGAATTGAAGTAGATGGGTTAGGGCCAGGTAATGTATCCAAATTAGTGAAAGCTGGATATAATACAATCCCAAAAATAATACATATGAAAAAATCAGATTTCTTGAAAGTGGATGGGTTTCAAGAAGCGACGGCAGCAAAATTATCAGAAGGTATTCGTGGAAAATTAGAAAAAGCATCTTTGGCGAAAATTATGGCAGCGTCCAATATGTTTGGTCGCGGTTTTAGTGATATAAAAATCGAATTGATTTTAAAAGAATACCCGAATGTATTAAAAGAAGGAGAACGCAATGTTAAGAAATTGGCAGAAATAAAAGGTATGGCTACAAAAACAGCCGAGTCATTTGTAGAACATATACCTATGTTTTTGGAATTTATCAAACAGTGCGGATTGGAAAATAAATTGAATATCGAGCCGCCTACTAAAATCGCAATTGATAACACACATCCATTATATGATAAAATCATTGTTATGTCTGGATTTAGAGATAAAAATATAGAAATTAAATTAAATCAGGTAGGCGCAAAGGTGGGTGCAACGGTTAATAAAAACACGTTTATTTTAGTAGTGAAAGACAAAACAGAGACAACTGGAAAAATAGAACAGGCAAACAAATTAGGTATATCGATAATGGAAATAGATGAGTTTATGAACCAATATTTTGCATAATAACATATGAATAAAATTGAATTATTTATGTGTTATATATTTGTGTAAATAAATTAGAAAATAAGTTATATAATTACATAGTCAAACCGTATATTTCTATCATAACTATTATAGTATGTATCGCAAAAAGAAAATCATCATAGATAAAACATCAAAACCACAATCACCTCAAATATATAAACTATCAGATGACGTCAAACAAACGATATTATCTCAATCATATATCGGAAAAAAAGGATATACGATTCCAAAATCGATTTTACCAAACGAAGAATTGGAATTTTTAACAAAAGACCTGTATTTAAAACCCGAAGTTATGGGGGCTAGATTCGCGCCAAATTCACAAGAAAACATCGCATTTCCCGTTTATAGAGACAACGATAAGAAAATATATATTCCCAGATTTTACGGAATACAACGATATGGTAGACCCACAAAATGTGAATTGGAACCAGGAATCGATATCAATGTACCATTTGCGAAAGAATTACGCGATTATCAGGAAAATATTATCGATATTTATATGAAATATGTTAATAATCCAAATACACACGGACAAGGCAGTGGAGGAATACTGCAGGTTCCATGTGGACGAGGTAAAACTATTATGGCATTGAAACTCGTGTCATTATTAAAAAAGAAAACGTTGATATTAGTCCATAAAGAGTTTTTAATGAATCAATGGATAGAAAGAATCAATGAGTTTCTACCAACTGCTACTATAGGTAAAATTCAAGCCAACGTTTGTGATTATCACGACAAAGACATTGTTATAGGAATGATTCAAACCATGTATAATAAAACATTTCCACAAGAAGTATATTCACAATTTGGATTAACCGTTATTGATGAAGTCCACCGCATTGGTAGTGAAGAGTTTTCGAAAACATTATTGAAAACGATTACACCGTATATGTTAGGTATTTCTGCTACTGTAGAACGCAAAGATAAGCTTACAAAATTATTATATATGTTTATTGGTGAAAAAATTTATTCAGAAGAACGAAAGAAAGGGGATGAAGTATGTGTTCGTGGAATAGAATACCATACAAATGATGAAGAATTCAATCTGGTCGAGTGTGATTTTCGCGGACAACCAAAATTCAGTACAATGATAAGTAAATTAAGCGATTATGGTCCACGAAACGATTTTATAGTTCGCGTAGCACACGATTTATTAGAAGAAAATCCTGACGGTCAAATTATGATATTAGGACATAATCGTTCTATGTTAAAGTATCTATATGATGCAATTACTCATAAACAAATAGCTACAGTCGGATATTATGTAGGAGGAATGAAACAAGCTGATTTACAAGCATCTGAAACAAAACAAATCGTGTTGGCTACATATGCAATGGCGGCGGAAGCATTGGATATAAAAACTTTGAGTATGATGATAATGGCTACACCAAAAACAGATATAACACAGTCTGTAGGTAGAATATTGAGAATGAAACATGACAATCCAGTTGTAGTAGATATTGTAGATATGCACGAATTATTCCAAAATCAGTGGAAACAGCGAAAGCGGTTTTATAAAAAATGCAATTATAGAATTCGTTCGATTGATAATAAACGTTATTCGGGAATGAGTTTAGATTGGGATACTGATAAAACGTGGACATGGGTATTTGAACCCAAAAATAATGATAATGTATCGATTGCATGTTCAAGTAATAACAACGCTGTAATTAAATCAGACTCCGACCCAGAAGAAAATACAAAAGATACTGCGGCGAGTACTATATTCAAAGGAAAATGTTTTATTAATACGGATAACCTGTAAAAAATTGAAATTATCTAGATAAAATTTTTTATATTGTATCATAAGTTATGTTTTGGGAATCTGAATATTATTTGAAAATGAATTATCGTGAAGTATCTTACAGTATAATAAATAATATCATAAAACCATTTATTCGGGCATTTGGTATCTATGGTATTTGGATTTTATTACATTATGTTTCTGCGAATTTGTATGTAAGACTATGTGCATATCCAAGTTTTGTAGGATTTATTGCATCTCCATTTTTAGCAGCATCGCCACATTGTTCAGCATTACGTTGGGCAATATATAATGGAGGTAATAGTATAACATCCATGTGGGTTGTTATGGGTGTATGGTTATTAAGTTATATAGTTCCAATACCATTTCCATCATTAACTCAGAAAAATAAAGAAAATTGAAATAAAAATCTTAATAAATAACAAATTACTATATAATTTAATAATCAATTTAACATTTTAGTAAAAATGCCACGTAGGACAAGAAAAGATGCATCTACAATATATATGGATCATTCAGTGAAAATAGAAAAAGAAGATAAAAAAATCCATGAAAATATTACAGTAAGAAAATCAAAATCATTAATAGAGATGAATGAGTTAAATAATTTATCGGAAAATATAAGTTTACGATCACATCAAAAACATTTTAGAAGAGAAAATATAAACGAATTACTAGAAAAACCAACAAAAGAAGAAATTATAAAGAATATACAAAATAAAGTGCGCAAGTTTGAAGATGAAGAACATTTCTTTTTGAAAGTGGTAAATTTGTCGGTTTTGTATGAATACATGAATAAAATGTTAGAAGAGTTGAAAAGTCCAGAATTTCATCGATTTATTAAAGCTATATTCAAATCATCAGATGAATTTTTAACAGTTATTTCAGAAAACATTCATAAAAAAACACAAAATATTGATGAACATACACTGCTTCGTTGTTATTTTATGGTATCAGATTTTAAACGAAACATGGGTGAATATATTGAAAACATAGAATAATATAAAATTAAAAAGAAAAAAAAGGAAAAAATACAATACATGGTTTGTATTGTATTTTTTGCTTCGTATATGTAATATCTATTTTTTAGATTTATCCCAGGATTTTCTGGTTCTTCTCATTTTTCGTGATTTTTTACTATTTTTTCTCTTGTATATAGTTGTTTTGCGTTTTCCTCCAATTAATTTTGATGCATATCCCCATGGGTATTTATTTGAACCGCTATCAAGTGGTGTTGGTAATACTGTAGACATTTTATATAGTATATACTATATAAATATAATATTCTAGACAAAGTTTATTGTTGGTTGTAATTTCGCACTAAATTCATAATATGGACTACTTTGAAAGATGGGTCTACTACGCGTTTTGGAACCCATCGTTTAAATTTGGGTATAAATTGACATTCCATAAATAATTGTTTTTGTAAATCAACATACTTATCTTCACGCATATCTTCAAAATCAGTTTCATCATCGCTTTCTTCAATATAATCTAAATTTTTATTCTCTTTTATTGTCCTAAATAAACCATTCATAAATGTACTTGTTTTGTAATTCGGTATATAAGCTACGTCATAATAAACCAAAGATTTATTTTTTCCATATGCAAATAAATGATAAATATCATATTGAATATCAGCGGATACTAAAAATACCGCATTTTGTCGATATTGTGGTTTATGATAATCCGGTATTAATTGTTCCATTTTTGGGAAGTTCTTTTTCTTTTCTTGCATTTTAACAAATTCGATGTTTTTATTACGATCAGTAATAATTTTACGATTTAATGGTATGTTTATAAATGGCACAATATCAATGAATGATCGATATTGAATATGGTGAATAGTATAAGATATTTTATGTTGTATTTCTTCGGGTATTTTTTCGAAATCCATATTTTCGGCGTGAATCCAAAATACAGGTAATGCAAAATTCATATAATTTGAATCTCTTATAACACCGTGGTCGAATAAATCGTGCACATAATGTAGTTTTTCACGTGTGTTTAATCTTTTTAATGGAATTCCTTTAAAATAATATATATCTTCAATTAAAAACGTATTTGTATCTTGTAATAAAACGCCATAGACAATTGTCCCTAAAGCTAAGTTAGAATTGAATTTACATGGCACAATGCTTATTTTTGTAATTTTTTTGTCTTTATTCAAATTAAACAAGTATAAAACGTCTTTATCTTCATAGAAAGAAAACCAGGCGTAATATTTATTTCCATTTGGAATTGCATACGCCAAATTATAATTTGGCGAAACTTTTTTATGGGAAATGGTTTCATAAGAAAGTTCGAAATCAGGGAATCGTTCGACTAAACGCTCAACCTCAAATTGGGATAACACCTTTTCAACTTGCATCTTGTTATCTAATTGTGTATTACTAATAGTATACAATTTATATTTTTATATCAATTTTATTATAACTCATTCGATACAGCAATTTGTGAATTTGCAAATTGTATTAAATCATTTTCCATATTATTGTAATCTATTTCAGAAATGGGGGCTTCTTCGTGTTCTTCTTCTTTTATAAATTGTTTTTCTTGTAATTCAGATAATATATCTTTGTATTTTTGAACTTGTAATTCAACTAAATTTCGTGTTTTTCTTGGAACTAGTATATCTTTTATGTGTTGATATAATGTATGTATAATAATAATAATAATTAATGAAAATATAATAGTTTGTATTATATTAAACCACATAATCTAATTATTTTATTATCGTTTATATATATTTTTAACATTTAACTATGTATTTTTTAACGTAGAAGAAATACAAAATAAAATAAATGAAATAAATATAAAAAATTACGATTATATACAAATAGCAAAATGCCTTCTTTTCTTGTTGTAGAAAAAACTGGTAATATTAAAGAAGTAGTCGTAAAAACATGGGAAGAAAGTGAATTATACAAAAAGGCTGGATTTAAAAATGCAGAAGGCTTTGCAATTCAGACTACTTGGATAGTTGAATTAAAAAGTGGTCGTAAATTTAACATTCAATTGTATGCAAAGAAAACGGGTCGCGCAGGACAAGAAAATAAATACGAATTTCCGCCACCAGTTGATAGTACTCTGTTTTTTGGAAATTGTTTGTTAGTGAATGTAGACAATGACCTAAAAATAAATGATTGGACTTCGATCTATGAACATTTGTATGGAGGATTTGAAGATATTGGTTCAGAAGATTCTGAAGATGAGTCGGAAGATATGGACGGCGTAGTACTTACAAAACAAGGTTATGAAAAAGATGGATTTATAGTAGACGATGATGAAGATGATGATGATTTTGAAGATGAAGATTCGGAAGAAATGGACGATGATGAATCATCAGAAGACGCAAAACCAAAGCGTAAAGTAAAAAAACCAATTAAAGTTAATAAAAAACCCACCAAATCTGCTAAAAAAACCGAAACTGAACAAACCGAAGTTGTTGTTGAAACTGTTTTTTTAAATTGCGAAAGTGAATTAGAAGAAGAGGAATATGTATAATAAAATTGATTTATATAAATATAAACATTTCTATGTATATAAATCATATCGTATAGTGTAATATAATTTTAAATGTCGCGTAAGATTTCAAATCCAGAACAATTTCGTGAAAATATTCGTAATAAACTAATACTAATTGTAGAAGATGATAATGTATCTATAAATATCGAAAAAGCTGTTTTCAATTACGCAATACAAGAAGCGGGATTTAAAAAAATAATAAAAAAGTGGGATAATGGACCATTCGTTCAATTGTATATTGATCGGTTGCGAAGTATATATTTAAATCTTAAAAATCCGAATCTTTTATCACAAATAAAATCAAAAGAATTAGCCCCACATGCATTTGTATTCATGACTCATCAAGAAATGAATCCGAACCGTTGGAAAGAATTGATCGATAAGAAAAGTATAATTGATGCTAATAAATACAATAATAATGTTGTCGCAAACACAGATATGTTCACTTGTTCAAAATGTAAATCAAAACAATGTACATATTATTCATTACAGACAAGAAGTGCGGATGAAAGTGAAACCATATTTATTACGTGTTGTAATTGCGGAAGACATTGGAAGAAAAATTAAATTTATTATATAGTTTATACTAGGGGTAAGGGTTTTAATCATGAGTATCCATTTTTTGTTTTGCTCGATAATATGCTTGATTTAATTCATGAAATGGTATTAGACCGATTTCCATAACGAATAAAACGGATAATAACATCTGATCTTTTACGTATATCCAAGCAGAATCCTTCATTTTATAATTTTCAATGAGTTTTGTGTATATTTTATGTATTGGTGCATATAATTCAATTTTTTGCAAAATGTAATGTATATATAATATAATATGAACATAACACAGAAAAAATATGGAGGAGATATTAATGCAAATAGTATATTTAGAAAAATATTAAGTATTGGTTATGAATTGGAATCATCAAGCTTAGCAAAGTTATCAATGATTGACAATTCAGAACACGGAGAACCGATATTGTTTAATACAGATTCACTTACAAAGGATTATGAAATAATAAAAAGAATACAAAACAATGATTATACAAATGAAGAATATGAATATTATGCAAATCGTTTAGAAGAGTTTGTTGATGCCGATGTATATACGACTGCAAGTTTAAATAAAACAACCAAGTTAATAAAAGATAATAGCAGTACATTTTTAGTATCAAATGATTTATCTGAAACTCCATTTATTAAATATTTAAAAACTATATGCAACTTAAACGATGATAATGACGACGACGACGAAGATTTAATTGATAAAAATGATCTTTATACATTTGATACTGACAATGGTGCAAAATATAAAATTAATTTTGAAACATGGCAACAGAAACATTGTGGAATGTTCGCTGATGTAGAGTGGATATTCACCTATTATAATCCTGTGTTAAGTAAAAATATTATATTGGATACATTCATAAATGTCGCAAAAAATTTGATTTTGCATTTAAAAAAATTGGAAAAACAAAAAGGAAAGCTAGTAATGAATTTCGTTAATGATACAGAAATTGTAAAAAAACCTGCAAATCGTATTTTGTATAATCTACCTAACACGAATTTGTATTATTTACAAACACATTATATTAACGAAGAATTAGATATTGATGACATCTGTTTAGTCCCTCAAATGACGTTTTCTTGTCATAATAAAGACTTGGTTGATATTTTAAAAGAATTAACAAAGGACAATATCCAGGTTTTTGAAAATAATGCACGACTATCAAACGATCGAATTCATATTATTGAAAGAATTGAAATTTGCATTAATATGTTATTTAACAATTATAATAATTCTGCACCAAAAGAACAGCGGATAAAAGATTACAAAAATAAAAATTTAGTTAAATCTATGAAAAATTTTATATTTATGATTTTTTTTAAATTAGACAGATATTTTAATAATTATTTACAGGATGAAAAGGTAATCAATAAATCAAAAACTGCCAAATATTTAAAAGATACGTTGTTCTATAACTCGCGACATACTAACTATGAATTATATAAATCATTAAAAAAAACAATTTCCGAATATTTTTCTGGATCGTTAACAAACACTGTTATAGTTTCAATTATACAGAAACTACTTATTCAGCAATCTGTATTAGAAGAATTTTTAATTACAGATGTTAAATATGTACGCAAAAACGCATTTTCTATAACAAATAAATTAGATAAGCAAAATAAACACTATGGCAATCCTTCGTTTTCCTTGATTTCTTATTTTGATTTTTTTGAAGACCCAATTGATAACCCAGAACGTCATGATGTTAACGATGAACCATTTAACGATTGGCTACAATATACTGGGATCGATATTTATTCAAGTACGACTGAAATAAAAAATGACATAGTATTGGTTGAAATGCGTTCATTTTCTCGCATGTTAAAATCGTATATATATAGTATTGGCAATGATGAATTAAAAGATAGTATGATGAATGGTATTTGTAATCGTATTACAAAGTCTAAACAAGCAGATTCAAGTGGTGTAATAAGTATAAATACATTAAAGCAATTTATAGCATTGTATGATAACGACCAAAAAAAGCAATTGCAAAAAAAAATTCAAATTATAAGAAGAACAATGAAAAAACGCTAACTAATTACACTTTTTCTCATTTAAAATTCCCATTGTTGCGTTAAATTATAATAACAAATGTATTATTATATGTAAAATGGGAATTTATAATAATGGTAGTATGTTTGGAATAAGAATATATAAATTTAATGATGATGATTTTGCAAATATATTATTTGAAGAAAAATATCATGAAATAATGAGCGATGAAGAAAAGAAAAAAGCATATTTATTCTATACTGAGTTGAATAACAAAGATGAAATACATTTTCAATATTATACTGAATGTAGTAGCACATATGGCGAAGGAATTTATTTAATTTGGCATCCAATGACGTTAAATCAATTTTTAGAAAAAATCGGCGTTTGAAATGATAAAAGGTGTAAAAAAATTGATTGAATCTATTATTTATTTTATTGAATGTATAAAATAAATAACCAATATTT